TAGCGTTTCTTTTAAACCGGTCGTTCCGGCACGTATGGTGCGCTTTGCGCGACGAGGATCGCGGTGTCTGGGTGAGCTGCAACTGGCACCAAGGTGTCCCGGTCATACAGGTTGAGGCAGGTTGTGACTTTGATTTGGCTGCGTACTACGAGGAGAAAGGCTACACGGTGATTGCCATGCGGCGAGGAGAGGATCCACCTAACACCCCTGTGGTGCTGAATAATTGCGTTGGCTACGTCAAGGTGGCTATGGCCATCAGGAGCTGGGCCCTCACACCCTACCAACTATACCGACACCTGACTAAGGAGCTAACTACATGAAGAGGCTGTTCATCATCCCCGGATTCGGTGGGGGTTCCGCCCCGTCACCGCCCCCGCCACCGCCACCGCCACCGCCTCCTCCCCGGAAGGCAGACGCCGCTGTGCAGGCTGCCCGCGATGACGAAATACGTCGCCAGAAGCAACGGGCTGGCATGGGTGGCACCGTGAAAACTAGCGCCCTGGGCGTCACGGATGCTGCGGCTACAACCAGCAAGACCCTCTTAGGTAACTGATATGGCGTACATGAACTCAAAAGACGCCGGCGGCTCGCTGATGAGCGATCCGTTTGCGGGTGAAGACGAATACCTACCGAAGCTGTACCTCGAAGAGGAGCAGCTTGCTGCGCTGGGCGATATTGGTGATGTCGGCGACACTCGCGAAATCCACTGCAAGGTGCGCGTTGCGTCTATCTCCAAGGGGCAGGACGGCTCCCGTGCCACACTTGAAGTGATCGAGATGGAGTTTATGGAGGATGACAGCGAGCAGGGCGCTGCCGCTGATCGCATGTATCCTACCATGAGGGCCTGATATGCCTCTGCCTAGTGTTGATAATCTACACACGACGATCCCGCTCAAGGGTAAGAAGTCGGCACTTTATCGCCGCTACGTGAAACTGGAGAACGATAGATCTTCGTTCCGGTCTCACTGGATGGAGATCAGCGACTACATTGCCCCGCGCCGTGGCCGGTACCTGATCGAGGGCCAGAATAGTCGCGGCCGCAAACGGACCACCAAGATTATCGACAGTACAGGCACCCAGGCCTTGCGTGTTATGGCGGCCGGTTTGATGTCTGGTATGACATCTCCGGCTCGACCCTGGCACCGGCGCAAGGTTCGAGACGACTTGATGGATAACGGCGAGGTGCGCCAGTGGCTGGCTCAGGTCGAGATGATCGAGCGGTCCATCCTGCATAAGTCCAACTTCTACAACTCGATCTACACGGTCTACACGGAGCTGGGCGCGTTCGGCACCGCTCCGCTCTACAGGCAGCCGTCGTTTGACGACGTGATCCGGTTCCGGCCGTTCACCGTCGGCGAGTATGTGATCGCCGAGAACGACCAAGGCGTTGTCGACACTCTGGGGCGACACTTCACGATGACCGTCGGGCAGATCGTGCAGAAGTTCGTTCACGATGACGCGACCGGCAAAATGGACTGGACGGGGGTCAGTAAGGCTACCCGCCGCCTATGGGATCAAAGTAATTACGACGAGTTGGTGGAGATCCTGCACCTAATTGAGCCGCGCCTGATGGGTGACCGGGACTACGACAAGAAGGACGCCTTGAACATGCCGTTCAAGAGCTGCTACTTCGAGCTGGCGTCTGAGAGCGACGAGCTGCTCATGGAGAGCGGCTACCGCAAGTTCCCCGCCTATGTGCCCCGCTGGGACGTGCTCAGCGGCGACGTGTACGGACGTTGTCCGGGCATGGATACGCTGGGCGACATCAAGCAGTTGCAGCACCAGCAGAAGCGCAAGGCTCAGGCCATCGACAAGATGGTCAACCCGCCGATGGTTGCGCCCACCAGCCTGAAGGGCAAGCCGTCCACGGTGCTCCCGGGCCAGACGACCTATGTGGATCCGATGCAGGGCGGGCAGGGATTCGTGCCGGCCTATCAGGTGCAGCCGCGTATCAACGAACTGCAGGCGGATATTGCTGAAGTGCAGAACCGGATTCAGCGGGGCTTCTACGCTGATCTGTTCGCCATGATGATTAACTCCGACCGCCGGCAGATGACTGCCACCGAGGTGGTCGAACGTCACGAAGAGAAACTGGTGCTGCTGGGTCCTGTGCTTCAAAGGATCAATGTTGAGCTTTTGGATCCTCTGCTCGATGACGTTTTCGAGTATGCCTTAGAGGCGGGTCTCCTCCCTGATCCTCCAGAGGCCTTAGAGGGTGAGGACATGGAGGTTGAGTATATCTCCCTGCTCGCGCAGGCCCAGCAGGCCGTTGCGGCTTCTAGCCTTGAAAGGGTTATGGGATTTGCCGGCAACCTCGTTGCTGTGTTCCCGAACATCGTGGACGGCATCGATAGTGACGAGGCGCTGCGCCAATACGCCAATATCTTGGGCACCAGCCCTGATGTCATTATGTCTCAGGACGCTGTCACGGAAGTTCGGGAGCAGAGAAAACAAGCTGAACTGGCTGTTCACCAGCGCGAGGAAGGAGCAAAGCTGGCTCAGTCAGCTAAGGTGCTATCTGAGACCGACACGCAAAATCCCAATGCACTCACTGACCTTCTGGGTACCGGAGCCAGTGTTGTATGACGTATGACGCCAGTGACCCCAAAGATATATCCGATGCTCAGAAGGCTGAGAACGACGCCGAGAAGGATATGGACTTCATTACCTCTCAGCCCAGGGGCCGCCGCTGGTTGTACCGCCTGATTTTTGAGTCGGGTCACATGGCCTCTCAGAGTTATGTCCCCAATAGTTTTGACGCGACGGCTTTTAACGAAGGCGCTAGATCGATTGGGCGGGTGATCCACGAGCAGCTCAGGGCTAACAACCCGAATGCATATCTGAAGATGTTGGAGGAAAACCACTTCGATGGTTAACCCAACACACATCTATCCGCCCAGCACGGAGCCGGGACCGTTCAACCTAAACCGATACGCTCGGGTCGGTCTGCACGAACGGCGCGACGGGACGTTTGTCAACGCTGCCCCGGCGGCTCCCCTCCCGGTATCTGATAATCTATCCAACGCGGCCATTGCTGACGGATTAGTGACTGGCACGAAGTTTATTTATAAATTTGGCTTTAACCCCGACATCAACGGTGCCGAGGAGACGGTGTGCGAAAACGGCGGTATCTATGTGTACCCCACCACTGCCGCTCGAATGTATGTCAACAGCACTTCCGTCAACGACACGGCCGGCGGTACGGGCGTTCGGTCTATACGCATATTCGGCTTGGACGCGAACTACAACGAGGTCTCCGAAGACTTTTTGATGACGGGTCGAGTGCAGACCCTTACGGCCAACGCTTACATCAGGGTGTACCGGTCCTACGCCCTTACTGCGGGCAGCTTAGGTACGGCTGCAGGAACTACTTATATCGCCAATGGTGCCGGGCTAGACGGTTCGTTTATCCCGACCGGAAACATCCTCGCCAATTTAGGCACCGACAACCAGACGCAGTTGGCGCTTTGGACCGTTCCGGCAGGCTACACCTTCTACCTCTCTCAGGTGGACTTCACGGCTGCTGTATCGCTGGCTAACACCTATCTGACCACGAAGCTGAGGGTGCGAGAGTTCGGCGGGGTATTCAGGACGCTGTTCATTAACGTGCTGCAAAGCGGCACTTACGTCACCGACCTGACTATACCAATCGCGCTACCGGAAAAGACGGACATCGAGTGCCGCGCATTTAGCAGCGGCAACAACAACCCAGTGTCGGCCAGTTTTTCCGGCATCTACATATTGAACTAGCCAATGGAGGAGAACATGGCTGAAGAAGAAGTCGTAGTAGTTGAGGACCAGGTCGAGGAGCCTGTTGAGGAAACTACTGAGGAACCAGCAGCCGCTGAGGAGAGCGGCGAGAAGGAATCCAAGACCCTGCTGTCGGGTGACGAGGGTGACGGAGAAGGCGAGAGCGAATCCACCGGGGCACCGGAGGAGTATGAGTTCACGCCACCAGATGGGGTAGAGATTGATCCTGAGAAACTTGAGGTCTTCGGCGAGCGCGCCTACGACCTTGGCCTTTCCCAGGAGCAGTTTCAGAAACTCATCGAATTCGACATCGAGCGTTCCTTGAACGCGCAGAAAGCGATGTCGGAGGCCTACGGCGAGCGCGTATCGTCTTGGGCCGACGCTACTAAGGTGGACAAGGAACTCGGTGGTGAAAAGCTACCGGAGAACCTTGGCTTGGCTAAACGGGCTATGGATACCTTTGCCAGCCCAGAGTTGGCAAAGCTAATCGATACCCCGTCGGCCGATAACCCTGACGGGCTCGGTCTCGGTAATCATCCCGAAGTCATCCGCCTATTTTATAGGGTGGGGAAAGCCATCTCTGAAAACTCTCTAATCACCGGAGACAGTAAGGTCGAAGGTGCGGATAGTTTACAGAAAATGTACCCCACTATGTTCAACCCCGCTGAGTAAAGGAGCTAATTATGGCAGTCCTCGGCACCTCTAACCCGACGCTCGCTGATCTCGCAAAGGTCACCGATCCCGACGGGTCCATCGCGGATGTTGTGGAGATCCTCAACGCCACGAACGAAATCCTCATGGACATGACCTTCCTTGAGGGCAATCTGACGACCGGTCACCGCACCTCGATCCGTTCGGGTCTTCCGACCCCGACGTGGCGCAAACTCTACGGCGGCGTCCAGCCGACGAAGAGCCGTGCGGTGCAAGTCACTGACAACACGGGCATGATGGAAGACTACTCGGAAGTGGACAAGGCGCTGGTCGATATGGCCGGCAACCCTGCCGCTTTCCGTCTTCAGGAAGACCGTCCGCACATCGAGGGCATGAATCAGGAGTTCGCCTCCACCTTGTTCTACGGTGATGAAAGCACTGCGCCGGAAGAGTTCACCGGCCTTGCTGCTCGCTACAACAGCCTGTCGGCTGAGAACGGCGATAACATCGTCAGTGGTGGCGGGTCAGGCTCTGACAATGCTTCTATTTGGTTGATTTGCTGGGGGCCTAATACCTGTCATGGTATTATTCCTAAAGGGTCTAAAGCTGGTATCCAGCAGCGTGACCTTGGTGAAGTCACCATCGAGAACGCCGACGGCAACAACGGACGCATGCAGGCGTACCGCACACACTATCGCTGGGATGTGGGCCTGTCGGTTCGCGACTGGCGCTACCTCGTGCGCATCGCCAACATTGATCGCTCGCTGTTGACTTCGGACATCTCGACGGGTGCTGACCTGAATGATCTGATGCACCAAGCGTGGACGGAACTGCCGAGCACTTCGGCTGGTCGTTGCGCGTGGTACATGGACAAGCAGGTCATGTCGTTCTTGCGTCGTCAGACCTCGAACGCGGTGCAGAACTCGACCCTGTCTGTTGACATGGTTGGCGGCACGATGCAGACCTCGTGGGGCGGTATTCCGATCCGCCGTTGCGATGCCCTGCGCACCAACGAAGCCACCGTATCCTAACCTTAGAAGGAAGGAACTACCGCCATGATTATGGACGAGAAACTTGAGTTTGCGGATGCCACCGCGCTCAGCACCGCCGGGACGGGCCTCGCGGCCGTCGGCGATGTCATTGACCTCGGCGCTACGCCGCAGGATCTTGGCAACGGCCAGCACCTTTACCTGGTCATCCAGGTGGATACGGCTGTCACTTCGGCGGGTTCGGCCACCGTGTCGTTCCAGCTTGTCTCTGATGGTACCGCGACCCTTGCGGCGAACGGTACGGAGACGCTTCACTATGCCAGCGCCGCCATCCCGAAAGCGTCTCTGGTTGCCGGTTACGAGATCGTCGTTGCGGTTCCTCTGGAAGGCTCTATCGCTTACGAGCGGTACCTGGGCATCCAGCAGAACGTCGGCACCGCCGCTCTTACTGCCGGTAAGATCAATGCGTTCCTGACCCTCGATCCAAAGGGCTGGAAGGCATACCCGGATGCGGCTAACTGATAGCCGTAGGAGGGGGGCTCTTAGCCGAGCCCCCCTCACCTTTAATTGGTATACAGCAGAGGAGATAAGCTATGCCGCAGGTAGTATTTAGAGAAGATTTCTTTGACGGGAGTAAGCGATATCGCAAAGGCGAGGAATACACTATTTCCGACAGTGTTGTGCTTCCGAAATTCGATATCGCTAAAATAGACGGAAAAGCGTATGATCGTCCTCTCCGGGACAATAAACCTCCGCGAGAATCTACGCGGGGGAGGGCTGCTCAAACCGAGGATTAACCCATGGCAAGCAAGGTCCAAATCGCAAAGCTGGCCCTGCAGCATATCGGGGATAGGTACGATATCAGCGATATCACCGAGGCCACTCCCGAGGCTGAGCAGGTCAACCTGCTGTTTGACGACACGCGAGATGCCTTGCTGCGCCAGCACCCCTGGGCCTTTGCTACAAAGTACACTAATCCAGCTGCGCTTTCTGGCACCGTTCCTGGTCACTGGACTTACATGTTTTTGTACCCCACCGATTGTCTTCGGATACTGGGTATTGTGAACCCCCTGGGAAAAGACCAGCCAAAGGTGAAATTCGAGGTTGCCCGTAATGCTTCCAGCAAACGGGTTTTGATGTGTGATCTCGAAACCCCTGAAATTTATTACACCATGCGGGTGGAGGATACGACGGACTATGACCCTGAGTTCGTAATGGCACTTTCCTATGTATTGGCTGCCCGTCTGGTGATGCCTCTGATAGGGGAGCGGTCGATTGCCTCTGATTTGTACCAGCAGGCGCAGGCCGTGTTGAACAGCGCGTGGGAGACCGACAGCAACGAGGGCGTAGAGGAGGCTATCCCAGACGCTGAGTGGATCCGGGCGCGCGTCTGATGGTCAAAGTAATCCAGCCCAATATGTCCGGCGGCGAGGTATCCGATGCCATCGCTGCTCGGGTCGACATCGATAAATATAAAACCTCGGTCTATAAATGTGAGAACTTCTTTCCTCAAGTTCACGGCGGCCTAACCAATCGGTCTGGCTTAAAATTTATTGCTGAGACAAAAGGTACAGGGATTACCCGTCTGATACCCTTTGAGTTTAATACAACCCAGACATACATCCTAGAGTTCGGCGACCAGTATATTAGGGTTTTTAAGGACGGGGGTCAGGTGTTGGACACCTCGGTGTCCTTGACTATTACAGGGGCAACAACCGCTAACCCCGTTGTAATAACGACTTCGACACCACACGGCCTGTCTACTAACGAAAGCGTCTATATATCTGGCGTATCCGGTATGACTCAGCTCAACGGCCGTACCTTTAATATCACCTCACTAACCTCCACGACCTTTAGCCTGAGCAACAGCGCCGGATCTTCTACCAACGGCACGGGCTATTCTGCGTACACATCAGGAGGCACGGCAGATAAAATATTCGAGCTGGCCACACCATATGTCGCTGCCGATATCTTCGACTTGGATTACGTGCAGTCGGCTGATGTGATGACTATCACGCACCCCACCTACGAGCCGAGAGACCTTACACGCACAGATCACGACGCCTGGACGCTATCCACTATAACCTTTGCCCCGTCCCAGGCAGCCCCTACCGGGGTATCTGTAAGCGCTTCCGGGGGCAGCACTACCTTTACATACGCCGTCACGGCGGTGAACGAGGAGACGCTTGAGGAGAGTTTACCGGCCACCGGGAGCAGCTCTACCAGTAAGGACGCCGCTTGGGATAACACGGTTACGTGGGTCGCGGCTGCCGGCGCTGGAACTTACAACATATACCGCGAGAAAAACGGCCTGTATGGATTTGTGGGCCGCGCAGAGGGCACTTCGTTTAATGACGACAATATAGACCCGGACAGCGCAGACACGCCTCCCAAGGCTCGCAATCCTTTTAACGCGGTAGGCGACTACCCGTCGACTGTTGGCTACCACCAGCAACGCCGAATATTTGGAAACACCAACAACGCCACACAAAAGTTCTTTATGTCGCAAACGGGGAACATCAACAACATGTCGTTCTCCAGCCCACAAAAGGACGACGACGCAATTACAGTGACCCTGGCCTCACAGCAGGTTAACGAAATCAGGC